ATGATAAAACAAAAGCATTAGTAGATAAGATAAAGACACCAGCAACAAAAGCACAAAAATCTAAGTTGATACACCATAGTCAGAACTATCTTAGAGAAAACGAGCATAAGTTCAAGGCAATGATAACCTTATACAAAAAAATACAAGAGAGCAAACAGTTTATAATTGATAAGTTAGATGATCTGGAGACCTTTAGGACATTTGCATTAACAGACAATGGATATAAGGTCACAGGACCTGAAGGTTACGTTCTACATAAAGATGGTGACATGGTAAAACTTGTCAATCGTCTAGAGTTCTCTTACATTAACTTTACACTAGCAAAAAAATGGCGTTAAAGTGCAACAAATGTTATTTTACCTTTGGTAGGTTTCAACCTCCTACCACAGGTCATAAAGAGAACTTTGATGCAGTAAAACGTATTGCAGGGACACATGAATATAGGATTTATATCTCACAAACTGTAGATAAGAAAGGAAATAACCCTTTACTACCTGATAGAAAACTATATTATATGAATAAGATGTTTCCTACACATAAAGGACATATCTATAGTGGACCTAGAGATCCAGTAAAGGTACTACAGGACATAATGATGGCAGGATTTGATGAGGTTGTATTTTTGGTAGGATCTGACAGAGTTTCTGCTATGCAATTCCTCCATAAATACAATGGTAACGATAAAGACTTTTCTTTTCGTACACTAGACATCATATCTTCTGGTTCTAGGGATGCAGATGGCGATACATTTAAAGTATCGGGAACAAAAATGAGACGAGCAGCATTTGCTGGCGACTATAAAACGTTCAAGTCTGGTATACCAACGTCTTTAGGAGATGCTGATTGTAAAACTCTGATGATTGAAGTAGCAGCGAACTTACCCGCAAACTATAAATGATAAATTTTAAGAAACTACGAGAACAAGCACTAAGACAAGAGCAAAGACATGAAAAAGGTCTGAGCGAGGGTGATAGTGTCATGTCTTCAAGAACAGGAACCAAAGGAACTATCCATAGAGTGGGTGGTAACTATGCAATTGTTATATCTGAAGAAGGAAAAATGTTTCGTGAGTGGATTAAAAACGTTAGAGCTATAAATAATACGAGAAGAACCTCCTTGTAAGTAAATGAAGAAGCAAGATACAATCAACACCGTCAAAAACAATGATGGATTTTCATCAGGTTTGATGGAACAATATGGAAAGTGGATGGGTGGCGAATGCTTCCAAAACACAGACCTACCAGATTTTCACTTATCTGAAGCACCATTCGATGGAATGGATCCTCAGTCAAATGGTGCAGAACTAGAAAAAATTACGACAAAGAAGAAAGGACCTAAGAAGGAGTCACCTAAAGCACAACTTGCTACTAAAGAAGAAGTAGTTATTACATGTGAAAAATGTGGTGGTAACCATGACTCTGCAGATTGTCCAAACATCTTAGAGAGAGAAGAGGTAGAAATTGATGGAGAGATAATGGTTCTTGAAAAGATTAGAGTCGAGAACTGGGACAAGATGGATGAGGGTAGTCTTCAGCAAGCACGTAAGAATATAGGTAGAGATCCTAAGAAAGCTTCATGCTGGAAAGGATATAAGGCAAGTGGAACTAAGATGAAAGGAGGAAAGTCTGTTCCTGATTGTAAGAAAGAAGAAATACAAGTAGAACATCATCAAAAAGATAAGGATGGTAATACAATTCCACATAATGATGTAGTTGTAGAGAAGAAGTTAGATCCAGTTGGTAAGGCAGACGCTGATATCGACAATGATGGTGATGTAGATAAGTCTGATAAGTATCTACATGCAAGACGCAAAAAGATTGGCAAAGTTATTGCTATGTCTAAGAAAAAATAATGAAATCCTACGATCAATTCAAAACTGATTCTAAAAAGAAGAAAGAAAAACTAAAAAATAAAAAGGTTGGCAACGTAGAAGTCATGCCCATCTTTAGTGATGGTCAAGGTAAAGGTATGACTACACGTGCTACAAATGAGGAGGTATTAGATGAAAAGTCAGTCTCAAAGTCCCAACAAAGATTCTTCGGGATGGTTAGACAAGCTCAAAAAACGGGTGAAAAGAAAACTACCTCACCTGAGGTTTCCAGAGTTGCTGCCAGCATAAAGAAAAAAGATGCTAAGGACTTTGCATCTACCAAGCATAAAGGTCTTCCAGAAAAGAAAGTTAAGAAAGAATCATTTGAATCTGGTGTATTGAAAGCGAGGAGATATCATAGGGTAGGAAAACTCATGTCATTCAAGGATTTTATGAAGATCATGGGTGAAATAATGGGGGAGTGGGAAAAGTAATAAATAGAAGAACACACATTATGGAATAATACCATGTTTTCTTTTTTACTTCCACTTGCAACAAAAGTAATTTCTGATGCAGTAAACAAGATTCCCGAAAACGAGGAACTTGGGGAAAAATTAATAGATATTTGCTTAGTTATCTTAGGTAAGGCAGTTAAACTGACTAAAACTGATATGGATGACAAGTTACTTGAGACTGTCAAAGCTGCAATAGCCGCAAAAGAATAGTCCTTTTATAAATAAACCTTAGAACAACAAGATTAGATAAAAAAATGTCACTTATTGGAATAACGGATGCAGCCGCATTCTCAAACACTATTGGTGTCACCAATGGTGATGCCACTGTAACAAAGAACGCTGCTGACACCGTTGTCGGTGGTGATGTACTTCAAATTGATGGTGTAAACTACATTGTCAAGAGTATTACTAGCACTACTAGTATTGAATTACACAAAGTATATGCTGGATCAACTGCTACAGTTGCAGCTGCTAGTGTAATTAAAAGAACTCCTCCAAAACAGGTTGCAGAATTTGTAATCCTAGGTGGAGACTCTAACAGTTATGAATTAGTATTTGCTGATTCTACTGAAGGTTCTCTTGCTGAGAGTAAGTCTCGTGGAATTAAAAATCCTGGTTGGTGGTTGTATAGAACATATACAGATCACTATGGTAACACTCGTCACAAGGCAGAGTGTATAGCAGCGATGTCTGTTGCTGCTGGTACATCTGGTGACGCATCTGATGATACCATTGCTGCTGAGGTTGCATCTGCTGTAACTATCACATCACAACCTGGTAACTCTGCTTCATCTTCTGGTGCTGGTACATTTGCTGTTGCAACAAGTACAACAGGAACACCTGGCACACTTGCTTATGTTTGGCAACGTCAGAAATCTGGAACCAAGCGTTGGCAGAATATCACTGCTTCACTTGACACAGGTATCACATATGCTAACTTCACTACAGCCACACTTGGTTACAGTGGACTTGCTGGTGCTACATTAGATGGACAGAACTACAGAGTTAAGATCACCTCTGCTAATGGTACAGAAGAAGTTATCTCTAACGGAGCAGGAACTCTAACATTCGGAAGTTAATGAATGAACATTAATGAATTGACACCAGATAACTGGTTATTCTTCGCTATTCAAAATTATAACAACCCGTCGTCCGTTACTTACTCAGACTTTGAAGAGGACTTAAAGAGATTTAAGTACATTAAAAGACTACTGAGAAGGTATGAGACAACGGGGGAGATAAAAACTCACCTGATACTCAATCATGTGATAGTATTATATAATGTCTTTGATGAAGCAGCAACACCGCTGCTATTCTATAAAGTAGAAGCAACATACTGGTCTATTATTAAGGCGTTTATGTTATTTCTAAATAGATTACCACCTAAACTTAACGAAGATGTTGACGAGGAATGTCTAAAACAACTGAATCTAATATGACTGAATCAATTAACTCTGCTGGTAATGGATCTGGTTTACAGTTACCACCAGCATTTGTCATGGTAAATCCTAGACAACATCGTAAGTATAAGAAAAATAATGAAACAGTTGATGGTCGCACATCGGGTGCAAAAGATCTTTTTAATCGTATACAACGTAGAAAAATGACTGGAACTAAAAAAGAACATGTAGAAACTGAGAATCCAATCACAGAAGTAGTGTCCTCTGAAACAGAGAGAGCACAGAAACAGATTGGTCAGATGAAAAAACTGAATAGACAGAAAGATCTACAGAAAAAGCGTGGTGAAGCAAAGGATAAGATGGTCAAGAAGACCAAAGAGATGGATACTCTTATGAAGGCGAGACTTGCTGACTTTAAAAAGAAAGCATCATCTCAACAGAAAAAACTAAAACGTAATAATGAGGAAACTAACGTGAAAAAAGATGTAATTATTGAAAATCAAGATGTAATACAGGTAGCACTTGACGTTGCTACATCAGAACTGAATTCACAAGGCGAAAATACTTTTGCCAAGGTACAATTTGGTGATGGATCCACACAAAATTTAGATAACTTCTCTGCCAAGAGAATTGCAGCATGCTATGCACAGTTAGATGATACACATAAGCAACAGTTCCAATACATGGTGAACAAAGACGCTGCTTCGTATCAATCTGCTCTTGATTTTGCTATAAGGAACGTTTAGTAAACCACTCAAGGGGATGTCCGACATTAATACGGCTATATTAGAAAGATTAGAAAAAGTCGTAGACTCATTACAGGACAACTCTGTAAAGATGGGTCAACTTCTTGCTGTTCATAATGAAAAGATCGACAAGCAGGAAAAAATAGACCAAGTAATATTTGAGAAGTTAGATAGACTATCTACAGATCTCAATAGAGAGACTGATGCAATAAAGAAAGGATGTGAGAGGGATATAAGGTTAGTAGATGACAGACTCCGTGCAATGGAGAAGAAAATGTGGACAATAGCAGGAGCGTTGACCATGATATCTTTTGTAGTTAGTCCTATAGGACAAAGGGTTATTAACGGACTTGCAAACCAAAACTTGACAGAATCCATAACACAGCCTACAATAAGAATAGTGAAATAATCGTGATGAATGTCGTATATCGACGTTAAGTACATACAAATGGTATCACCTCGTCTGACCCTCTTCACTAAGAAGAAGGCAGACCTTTT